GAATTAGGAAATTTTGTACCAAAGATAGCTTGGCCTGGAGCACCACCTTGTCTCCTAAATATCTTGCCTGGATATACACTAAGGTCTTGGCCTGGTACTAAATTAGTTTCATCTACCTCTATAAGAAGATTACCTGATAGCACAGCATTATCTACCGCCATACGCATGAACCCATTCATAAGAGTCTGTGTATCATCCATATTTTCTGCTATGCCTACCCCAAAGAATGAATAAGGATTTAATTCATACGGTGCAGCCATATATGGGATATTAGCAGGTTTAAATGGATTAAGAACCATACGCAATAATTTGCCGTTACAAATCCAAATATTCGCTTGTAACTCATCTACATCTTGTAAGTCATCTGGTATATCTACGCCTTGCTCTAAAAGCATAGCAGTATCTGCTGTACCCCAATATTCTAAAACCTCATAGCGATATGTGCCATAGTCAGACATATAATCTTCTAGGTCATTTTCCCAATATTCTTTTTGATAATTTTCACCTAGTTCTATTGCTTCTTCAATAACTGTAGGTCTAAAATAAGGTCTGCGCTTTAATGCACGTAATTGTGAGCGAGACATCTTATGCCTTTCAATTACATACTGTGCCTCTTCTATATTAATAGCATCAGGATCAGGATAAAAGTTCCACACAGAAACATGTGATACTTGTGGTATAGTTTTTATCAAAGGGGAATATTCACCTGTTTCATCCCAATTAGGATATTCTTTATCAATAGCAAATGGCCCCTTCATCACACCAGTTCCAAATAGAGCCATTTCAAACGCTGTACTACGTAAATGTTTACTAGCTCCAGATTCCTCTAGTTGATCGTGTATCTTTTTTTGCATCATTTTAGCCGCCACCATAGCAGGGCTAAATGTAATTGAAGTAGGTGTTTTACCTACGCCTTCACGTAATCCTTCAATATCACCTAGTTTATCTTTTAGTGGCCCTAAACTTTCTAATAAAGTTTTTTGTGTTGCTCCTGCTGGCAAATCATTGCCATCTCCCTTAAATCCATATGGGCTAACAGGATCATTTATAGTATTCTCTTTTAATTGTTCTGGTTCTTTAGGGTCGAAGTTAACATCTGCAACTACGCCATCAGGTAATTCTGTTGGATCTACTGTTAATGGAAACTTTTGACTTGCAAATAATACATCTACAATTTGACCATATGCTGCAAGTGTTTTTGTTTTAGTTACCTTAATAAATACTCTTGACCTTTCTGCCTCTGTAAACTGAACGTCAGGGCCATATAAACCTCTATAATTTCTATAAGCTCTTAGCCAACGATGCTCGTCTTGTTGCCTAGATGTTTCTGCACGATTATATCGTTCCATAACATATGGAATAATATTAGATGTCTCATAGTCCTCTGTAGCAGAATCCTCACTATCCGCTAAGACAACTGCATCATCCTCTATAAAACCTTGATCATTATCTTCCATTAGTTTTCCTTATTAATATCCAAACACTGAATCTGCAACTTGCATCCCTTGTGATGGTACGCCCATGGGATCATAATCAAATATACTAAATCGTGGTCTTGACATTATACCGTATCTTAGTGCATCGTACAAGTGATCTTCTGATGCGGTATCAATATCTTCAGGATTCTTTTTATCAATAGGCAAAGCTGGCAATTGAGATATTAGATTTGTACAAGTATTAAAAAATACTAATCTAGGTTCTTCTGTAAACTCATCCACCTGCAAACGTCTGTGTACTTCATTTTTTCCTGCAACTCTAGAGCCTTTTGATCTATCAGAGGGACGCCATCTACATCCTCTTATAATCATCTGTTCAGCAAGAGTAGGACCAGTATCGCCCCTACGATGCCACAAAGAAGAATCCAAAACTCCATATTTAATATTTCCATCTCCTGCCTCTAGATCTAGCACCATATCCGCTAAATCTGTAGCAAGAATTTTACTTACGTATAGTTCTCTGTAAACAACTAACTGCTCACTTGGAGATACTGCAAACCAAATCACCCCTGATTTACTACCATAACCATAGTCACAAGCTCTAAACTTTACCCAATTATTAGGTATATCATATGGCTCTACTACATGTATCTTTCTATCAAACTCTGTAAACGCTGCACCTTCTTTAATATCCCAATCACCGTCTAGTAACTGTCTACGTTGTTGTTCAGGCAACGATAGTAGCATTGCCTCATAGTCACCTTGATTGGCTAGGTAAGGATTATCGGTAAGACGGGCAGGTATAAACCTACGCTTGAATAAAGGTTTGCCAGCTTTCGCATGTCCAGCAGGATAACGTAAAACCTCACCCGTTTCAATATCCGTAGCATTAAAAGACTCTCCATGCGGTGCAGGATCAATAAACATTTTTTTGACCCAATGATGGCCCCGACCTCCTGGGTTGGTAGTTGCCCTCATGTATACGGGCAGGTCGGGTGCAGTGGACCGTAGACGTGATCTCATGTAGTTCCACGAAAAGGGTGAAGGCCACTGAGTTAACTCGTCAAAGCCTATCCAGCTAAATGCTAGACCTTGGTATCGCAGGACGTCATCTTCCCTGTCTAGGTAGGACATCCACAATCTCGCACCAGAGGGCGCGGTCCACTGCATTTTTCGTTCAGACCACTTAATACCTTTCCAAATCTTAGGGTACATCTCCTGTGATTTAAATATAAGTTCTCTAAGTTCTTCTGTGGTATGACGTAAAAGTAACCCTGAAAAATCTGGATGTCCCATATATCGTAGAGGATCAGCTAACATTGCGTATGACTTACCACCACCAGCCGAACCACCATATAATACTTCACGTTCACCTGCTGCAAGAAAGTCTGTCTGGGGGCCATCGTTAGGTTTAAAAACTACGTTGTGCTGTTCTTCTACAGGTATTTCAGTTAATATAGTGTTAGGCTGCGTCTGCGCTGTCCTCTTTCTTTTTACTGTCGATTCTTTTTTGTTCAAGGGCTTCCGCCTTGGCAATTGCCTTTTTCGCATATTCTGCCCATCTGCGTAGGCTTCTAGCTTTGTTGTTCCTTGTTCGCTCATTATCAAGCCGCTTCCTTAATCCTACATGAGAAATATACCTACCTGTATTTTTAGATAGCCAGTTAGCAACTTCACGATATGAATATTGCTTTAAATATTTCTTAGCCTGTTGTAACTTATCTAGCTGGTCGGGTATAGGTGCTAGAACATCATTATCTTCAGGGTGTAGTTCATAGCCAAACGGGACAGTTCGTGCGATGCGAGGGATTTCTATCCACTCATTGTCTTCTTGTATATCTGTTGGTTGAGGTAATTTCCAACGTCCTGTTTTAATCAATCTTCTTCTACCTGTTTAGGTGGCATAAGCATAACTCCACCCTTTGCTTCCACTTGCATTTTCTCTGTCTTAACAAGACCTGTGCGGTCTAACAACTCTTTTGCTGCTTGCATCTTATCACGTATACCTAACTCTGTTGGGTCCATTAGTGCTCCTACCATTGCAACTGCTGCACGTGGTGCATTACGTGACATATACATTTGTGTAGCTTCAAGTATCTCTTCTTTTAAACTATTAACAATGTGTGTAGTAGATGTAGTCTCAGCATAGCCAGCTAGTTTTTTAGCTTGAGCCACACTACCTGCTGCCTGATCAAACAATGCATCTAAAAACTTTTGTTGTTGTTCTGTTAATTTTCTAGCCATTACATCATCTCAAAATGTGGTGCATCAATAAAAGGTCTGCGTCCTTGTGATCTACGCAAGTCTATATAGTTATTCATTGCGTCCTCTGCAGTCCCTTGATACATTCTAATATCACCCTCTGACCAAGCTGCACCCCACTTGACAGGAATTGATATACGTCTAGCTGCCTCTGCAAATGCATCACAGATATCATCATACACATTTAGTTCCCAAGAAATATCAGAACCAAAATATGCTACAACATCTACGGCTCTACCATCAAGATGTTTAGACTTCATAGTTTGTGATCTGCCAGAGTCAAATAATTTTTGTTGTTCCTCTAGTGTACGTAGTCCATAGGTCACACCAAAGTCCCT